GTTATCTCAATCCAAGGAGAAGTCCCTTCCGCAACTGAAGTATCATATTGATATGTACGTGTATACTCATAATCAACATTAGAACTTGTTTTTCCACTGGTAAACCATAAATAGATATCATTTTTTTGGATTTGACTATCATTAAACTCATGTTCATTTGGAGAGTCAGTTCCACTATAAAAATTAACATTTTTATCTAATTCAGATGTTAAAAAATCTATAAATGGCGTAGCTACACTCGTTATTGAATCCTCTATTATAGAAGCTTTAGAAAGATCTAAGTAAGTACCATCTATTAAAAAAGTATTAACTAGTGTATCATCTGTTGCTGCTAATACCCAGTCTGCTTCAACATATCCAGTAACTCTATTTACTATAGCTGTCCATATTTGTTGATTTGATTCTCCAATATCTCTAACCCATAGATCTCCAATTTGATATGGACCTTCTGGAGTTTCTGAAAATACTTTCATCTTACCATCAGCTAATGCACGAGATTGTGTTGCTGCAATTAATGCAACACTATCCCTCATTACAAGCCATGTATAGCCTTGAGCATCTGTTTTTGTTAGATCTATCTCTGATTGTGCAAATTTATATGACTTAATATAGTGCCCACTACTATCAATACAAATATAAATATCACCAATATGATCAGATCTTATTATCTCACTATTTGCAGCCAAGTCTGCATCATACCATGTTTTATAAGGTTCTTCAGTAGCTAAGGGTTTTGTATCATTATCGACAGAAACGGGACTATTCTTAGACGTATGAATTATAATAGAACCATCAGTTTGACTAGTTAGAGCATTAACTCCAATTAACATATCTTGAACAGTTCCTGCTAGGCCATTACCTACGACCTCACCATCTTCTGTGTATCCAACATATGAATACATATTTTCTATTGCTGAAGCACTACCAACTACAAGTCCAGTATCTGGATCTAACAAGCTACTGTAAAGTTCTTCAATGCTTCTACTAAGTGCAGTTAAAGGGGTTACAAACGTATCTGATACTCGTGTTATAGATGCTTTAATGTTACCATCATCTAAACTACTTTGAAGGATTTCAACAATCATTGCTTGAGCTTCATCTTTAGTTGCATACGTTGATTTGAGAGTAAAAACATCAGCCCTAGTATCTTCAAAAGTAGCATTTAGAGCTTCAACATGAGCGACCATACTCATCTCAGAAGTAGNTATTTCACTTATTACTTCATTGTATTTATTTCTTATAACAGCATTACTATTAAGAAGAGTATCTCGTAAGTTAGCTAAATCCTCCATAGTAAGTCTTAGTTTATTATTCATTAATGAATCTATAGTATCTGCTAACCATTGAGGAGCATGTCCACTATTCGCTGATATATAAACACCATCACCAACAATATTAAATTCTCTCTTACTTATAGAAAGATCAATATCTTTACTATCTAATACCTCAACATCAACAGTACCAGGACTAACCTCTATCTCTAAAGGTTCTATTTCTGTTTCTAGTAATTCTATCATTATCTATCCACGTATACTGTATCTATTTTAGCAATAAAGTTACCATTATTAGTCGTATGACTATCTATAACCAATCTATATGTAGGTAATAGATAATATCTATCAGCCTTACTACCCCTATCTACTGCAAGAGTAGCAGCNTCTTCACTAGATATAGTTAGATATATCTTACCAGTACCATAATCAGCTGGAGCACCTTTACTTATTACTATATCTATAGGTGCTTCTATGTTTGTATCTAACTTAAATAATTTAGCATCAAATGTATCACTAGCTGTTAGTGCCATAGGTAATGTGCTACCTTGTTGTTTAATAGTTAACACAAAATCATTATCAAATGCTTGATTTATTATAAATTTATCAGTACCACACATTTATTTTCCTTATTAATAGTTATACTTGAAGCCTCCGAAGAGGATTCAATATAATTACTTATATTCTATTACGTATTTTTTAACAGCTTTAGGTACTGAACCTGAGTCTGTTTCCATATGAGTAATAGCTCTTGCTTCATCAGCTATCATAGCTATAAGTCTAGGAACTTCAACCCATGTATCAAGTGGGATATTCATTGCAACATCTCCATTACTAAAATAAGCATCAGTAGCTGTACTAGCTTCTCTTCTATCTACCATAGTTAATTTAACAACTACAGACTCAAGATTAATTCTTTCTTGTTCTTTTATAATTGCTATAGCTGATTGTTTATTTACAGCTTTAATATCTTCTTTTACAACAGGAGCTACTTCTATTTCTACTTCTACTTCATTTACTTTATGCCCTGCAGACTCTGCATCATAAAATGCATCAATCTTAGCTTGTAATTTTGCTGCTCCAATATTAGCACTATAAGTAACGCCTAATGCCTCTGCTTCATTTTTTAAATCTTCAATGTCTTTCATCTCTAATTCCTTTCTGGTTGTTTAGTTTGTTTCTGTATTCACAGTATACACTATATCTACTTAGATACAGCTTATACTATAAACTAAAGATCTACCAGCCTAAAGCTGGTAAATCCTAGAACAACTATTTAGTTGCTAAAACGTTGATACGAGCAAGTTTTTCTGCTTGTAAAACAATACCTGCGTAGAACATGTTTCCAGAGAAGAACCCTTTAGTTCCATATGGATTACCAAGATTTACGTCAGATGGTGCTTTAGAATAGAATGTAACTTTACCTTGACCTTTAAGACCTAAAGTTGCAAATGAACCTTTAGTTGGGAAAAGGATTGGGAATACGTCAAAATTACTACCAGTATAACTTAAATCACCAGCATAACCAGATGGGATAGCTGCACCAGCACCAGCATCAATCATAGCACCTTCAGATTCAATGAATCTTACATCATGCATAGAACCACACTCACCTTGAGCCATATTAGATTGATTAGCATATTTGAATGCAGGAACATAAGCCCATTCTTTCTCATAGCTTACACCTCTAGTTGCAGTTTCTAAATCATACTTAACTTCAGGTCCAACGATTGCATAGAATGCACTGTTGATTGGAGATGTACCNATTTTGTTATCACCAACAATGATCTCAGTATTTCTTTGTGCTCTGTTTCTTACTAGTGCTTTAACACCTTTTCTGATAACATCAAATGAAACTTTATAAAGATCTTCATTAACACCTGCAGCAGTAATTGTAGAACCCATTTGAGCTTTAGTGATGTTTCCACCAGCATTAATAACAATTCCAGCACCAGTTAACATATCTCTTTGTACAAGGTCTTCAGAAGTTTGGTTCATTAAATAACCTAATTCTTCTCTATATTTAACTTGAACAGGATCTTCAGAAAATAATGTAACTTCATCAGTATATTCAATCATGAAACCATATCTAGCGATTGAAGCTTCAACAGTTACTTTTTTAGGAGTTACTTTATTGATTGCACCAGCACCTTCAGTTAATGCAGCACCTGAACCATCAGTAGCACTAAGCTTAGAAGTAACAGCAGCAAGATCTCTTTTACCAAGGTATCCTTTAGCAGCGAATGCAGCATTACCTTGATCTAGGTCATATAAATGTTGCCATTTACTAATTTTGAAAGTTTTCCCCATTTGAGTAGGCATTTCTTTTCTAGAAGCAAATTGAGAATATACACTTACTGCATTAGCAGCTTTGATTCCCGCTCTGTCATAAAAATGCACAATCGTATTAGCACCATTAGATGCTGTTGTTGTACCATTACCATATATTTGTGTAGACATTTAAATAATTTCCTTTATATATCTAGTGAGAAGCTACATTCGAGCTTCAACACTTTTGTACCACTCTTCAAATGACTCATCTGAATCATCTAAATAATTAGTACTCTTTTTAGCACCACTAACCGCTCGGGTAGGTGCAGCCGCTTTACGTTTTACAGACTCTTGCTTAACAGTTCTGACTTTTTGTTGATGTGCTCTAACCTGAGCAACTCTAGCTTTTTCTGCTTCTATTCTTTCAACTTCGTAATGTCTTCTCTCTGTTTCAGCTAGTCGTGATTCTTCTTGTCTTAGCTCACCAAAGTATATGCCAGCTGCCTCTTTATAGTAATCAAGGTCACTTTTAACACCTCTTCCATACAATTTAAGCTTTTCAGCAATAGGTTGAACTTTATTATACATACCAGATTTAACATCTATATGTAATAATTCAATGAGTTCCGGATCATCAGTCATCTCTTTAAATGATCTATCATCCCACTCATTACTCAACACTCTATGTGTTATACTATATTCAGGGTCAATGCTGATCTTATCTACTACATCTTTGATAGCTAATTCAGTCTCGTTCCGACCATAATCCTTAGCAACATATCTGCTATCATCTACATCTAAATCGAGGGCATCTATACCTGTTCTCTTTAGTACTGCAGCTACTGCATCTTTGTCGCCCTTCAATACATCAATCATCAAGTTCACATCATCATGGTTGAGTTTAGCGCTTTCGATTGCATCGATGGTTTTTCTCCAAGGTTTGATGGCTTGCATCTTTCTTGTATAATCCATAGCTTGACCAAATATCTTTGGAAACTGTGTTTTTATTTCATCATCGGTGAATTCGTACTCTTTACCATTTGCTTTAAACGTTTGTTTTTGTACTGGTCGTACTTCCATTGGAGCTTCTTCTTCTATAAACTCTGTATATTCTTCTTCTTCTTCAATGTCTCCGTCGAGTTCATCATCTAAAGCATCAGACTCATCATCTATAGTTTCATAATCTTCATCTTCCATACTAGTATCATCATCGGAGTCCTCGTCGGGTTGTTCCAAGTATTCTACTTCATCATCATCATCATCATCATTATTATCATAATCAGAATTATTTTCTTCATATATTATATCAGTTTTAGCATTAATAAATGCAGCCTCTAGCTCCTCGTCAGACATTGAAAATAATTGTTCTTCAGTATAATTACTCATGTAAAACTCCTAGACCTATTCTTCGTCTAGGATATCTTCATCCATCTCATCTTCAACTGGAGCACCAAGTTGATCAATCATATGTAAATACTCTTCAAATGAACTAATAGCCATAAGTTCTTCAAACATAGTAGCTCTTAAATTATTTCTTCTAACATAATCTGTAGCTAATAGGCTAACTTTATCCACTGCAGACTCTTTTAAGTACCCTTCTAACACTACTCTTTGAAAATCTTTATTCTCTTTCAGTCTCTGTAATGATTCATATTTTGCTGTTAAAGCACTTCTCTCTGCTAATTCTAATTCTACGTTTTCAGTAGGATGTTGGTTAATTGCCATTGCAATTCCTCCTATTTTTGATTTATGTAGTTATGTGGTATAACTAATATTAGTATAACATACCTATACTTAATCTTAGCTTACTCTTATTATTGACCCATTGCTGCCATATTAGCAGGGTTTACAGGAACACCAGCAGCTGCTTGTTGAGGAGCTGCTTGTTGAGGAGGAACTTGTGCACTTTGAGATTGTGCTGCTTGTTGTTCTTGTTGAACTATTTGCATAGCTATTTCAAGAATTTCTTTAGGTACTCCTTGTTGAAGCAATTGTTGAGGAGACATCCCCTCCATTAACATTGCAACTACTTGCTCTAATAATTGCATAACACTACTTTGTGCTAATCCTTGTTCTTCTTCCATTACTTATCCTTTCTTTTTATAAATTATGTATTCTACTCTTATACAGCATAACCAGCTGAATAAGGAGTAGTCCCATATACTGGGTTTCCATTAGCTTTTGCAGCTTCTTGCTTTAATATTGCATTAGCTATTGCCATCTTATACTCTTCATCTTTTGCAGCAGCTACTCTACTAGCTAAGCCTTCCATAGCTATTTTGTTATCTGCTTTATCAAGCATTTCAGCTTTTTTTGCATTAATTTCATTCTTTAATGTTTGTTGAATTATACTCATTTTTAAACTCCTATGTTTCTATCTTGATGTGATGCTTGGAATGCCATAATAGACGCTTGATGCTGTCTATCTCTCTCTTTCTCAGTAGATCGATAATTCATATCCATTCTCTTATTCTCTAGCTGTGCAGCCAGCTTAGCTGATGTCTCTTGCATTTTAAAATTCATATCTTCTCTTCTCATCTCTTGTTTAGTTGTTTCATCTACTTGTCCATCAGCTTTAATGAAATCTAAATCTATTCTATCTGTTTCAGAAGATAGTTTTCTAGCAGCAGCTTCTTCTCTCATTGCTTTAGCTGTTTTAACTTTAATATCTACTCTGTTCTCATCTGCCTTAGCAATTAAGTCATTNATCTCTGCTTCTAATAATTTATTTTGTAACATTAGTTTTTGCATCTCTAGTTGTTTAATTTGCTCTTGTGCAGGATCTTCTGGTCTTTGGAACTCTCTAATTTGTTTCTCAACATCAGGCATTCTACCTAGTCTTACTATCTCAGCTAATATAATCTGAGTCATTTCAAATGGCATACTATTACCTAATGTTTGTAGTAAAAACCCTAATTCTTGGCTTCTAGAGTGGTTGTCTTCAAGTGTACTAATATTAATATCTATATCTACTGTACCTAGCAAATCATCTCTTCTTACAGGTATGAACTGCTCATTAGTTACTCTAATTACTTCTTCTTCTTCTAAGAATTCAGCATTATATGACATCCATTTTCTCATAAGTGGTTTCATACAGTTCTCAGCATAGTTTCTAACCATATGTANTCTTCTCATAGCAGAAGCATCTAATGTCCCTCTAGCTGCAGTAGCACTTGAACCTAATGAACTACCATTTAATCCACCACTATAACTTTTAACACCAGTTTGGCTCTCTATTTCATTATTCATCACAGATAACATATCAAATACACTACCAGGGATTTGATTATAACTACCTTGCCAGAAATCATTAGGATTACCATTGAATTCGAAGTTCTTACCTTGTAAGAATTTCTTTCTATTATTCATATCTAACGCACCACGTCTAATACCTATTTGACTATTATTACTTCTAGCCATATTATCTATAAGACCTCTAGTGATAGCTGTTTTAACCTTCTGATTATCACCTATATTCTCAGCTAATGCCTCACCATACATCTGAAATGGTACAGAATTAAATGGTACAATAATAAATGGAGGTTTTTTATCTGGATACGGATTATCTTCTAATCTAATAATAACATTACCAATCCATGAGCATACAACAGGCTCTACAATACCATCTTCGTCTATATCGTAATTACCCCAGTACTCATATACTACTATCTTCTTACGTTCATTATCATCGAATTTAAACCCATAAGGATCTTGTGGTACAAAGTCAAAATCATCACCTGAACTAGCGTGTTTAACTTTATCTAGGTTTTTGTATCTACCATCAGCTCTTAATGTACTTAAATCTGTCTCATATCTATGAATAACAAATTGACACTTATCCATATCATCCATACAAGTAGGATCTACGTATATATCTTCATTTCTACATACCTCAGCTGTTGGTTGGTTTTTAAGCACTTTCAGCTCAGTAGTTTCTGCCATACCTACAACTGTTTCAGATCCATCTTCATTTTGTACAATACGAGGGGCTTTAGCTTTTATTTCCTCATCTAGATAATCCCAACCAGTTTTAATAACTACAGTACCTTCAGTAGCTAATACTCTAAGTGACTTGTTAACAAAATTATATCTATGGAATTTTCTACAAAACTGAGTATTCAATAATAATTCATTCTGCCTAGCTGATGGGCTATCTTCATATGTAACAGGATTACATTTAATAATATCAGACGTAGATAAGAAAGCATCACTAACACTAGGGATAAGCCATTCTATCTGCTTCTTAATATCCTTAGTTACAATAGCAGATTTACCCTCTACTTCATTACCATAGTTTTTACCATATGATTCATTAATATAAAGAGCTCTTTTAGCATCCCATTCTTTTTTAGTTATCTCAGAAGCTTTAAGATCAGACTTAAAACTCATTAATATTCTATTCTTATCAACTTTCATTTATTACCTTTATACCTCATAATACTACTCTAATCTTGTTACTCTTTTACTTGCTCTTTTTAGCTTTATCTGCATAATATTTATCTGCATTAATTCTAGCTGTAGCTGTTAGCTCATCTACGCCATCACTCTCCATTCTATCTCTGACATCTTGAATTGACTTAAACCATTCTTTATTTGCCAATCCTGGTTCTGGCGCATCTTTAACTAGAGCTTTAGTAGAAACATCTTTAGGGTCGTCTACTTTTATAATAACTTCTTCTTTTTCTTCTGGTTTTTTAAAATTATTAGGATTATTTTTAA